CCAGCGTCAAGACGATGCTGATGCGGCTGATGGCACCGGCTGACGATGCCGTGGGTGCTCTTGACCAACTCGGGCTTTCTGTCGCCTCGTTCCGTGGTGCTGACGGGCAGATGAAGCCGATGGTGGATATCATCGGCACGCTCACGCAGGCAATGGGCGGGCTTGACCAGACGGCGAAGGATGACATCTTCCGCCGCATCTTCGGTGCCGATGCCATTCGCGCCGCGTCGATTCTCGCCTCTGAAGGCGTGGATGGATTCACCAAGATGCGTGAAGCGATGGCATCCGCCCTGCCAGTGGGCGAGAAGTACAAGTTGGTGATGTCGGGCCTGGCTGGCTCGTTTGGTAGCGTGCTGGCGGCAATGCAGCGTATGGCGATTGCCATCACGGATGCCGTGGCGCCGGCTCTCGCGGGTGCGTTGCCGTTCATCACGGGATTCATCGACGGGCTGACGAAGCTGGCGACTGACAACAAGGAAGCCGTCGCGGCGTTTGCGAAGTTCGCTGTTGCTGCGGTCGCGGTCGGCAGTGCGATGGTCGGGCTTGGCATCTCGCTACAAGTGACGTCGTTTGGCCTGGCTGGAATCGGCAAGGCGGCAGCGTTCGCTCTGTCGCCTCTGACGATGCTGATCGGCGCAGCCTCCAAAGTCGGCCAGAGCTTTGCGCTGGTGGCGATGCCTGCAACGCTTAAGCTCGCAAACTCAATCGGCTCGTCGATGCTGGGAGCGTCAGCGTCCGTCCTATCGTTCGCTGCAACTGCTGGCAGTGCGATGGCTGGCTTTGCGGCGTCGTCTACCACGGCGTTGGCAGGCTTCGCCGCATCGAGTGCAGCCGGCTTTGTGCGGATGAGCGGTGCCGCCTCGGCTGCTGCTGCGGCAATGTTCCCGGTGTTCTTCACGGGATTCAATCGCGGAATCGCTGCTGGCGCTGGATTCTTTTCTGCAACGATTCGAGGACTCAACGGCGTCGTGATGGCGTCGAGTGCTCTGCGTGGTGCGATGTTTGCCGTGTCTGGTTCCGGCATGGCTCGCTTCGTCGGCGACATCGTCGGCGGGCTGACGCTCACCTACAAGTCTTTCGTGTGGTGGGCAACGGGTGCGTCAGCACGGATGGCACAGTACGCCGCCAATCTCACGGGTGCTGTCGGCAAGACGATTGCGTCAACCGCTGCGATGTCAGCGGCGTGGCTCGGCTCGGCTGCTCGTGGCGTGGCGGCATTCGTCGGCTCTGCCGTCGCTGGCATCGGCACATACCTCGCCGCCACTGCAATGGCTGTGGCTGGCTCTGTGGCGTCTGCTGCTGCGGTAGCGGCTGCGTGGCTCGCACCTCTGGCACCGCTTCTGCTTTTGTCTGCTGCCGCTGTAGGCGTCGGCGTCGCCGTCAAGCAGTTCGGCCCGCAGATCGCCGGTGCCTTCGCTGGGCTGGCGGGCTACGTGACCGAGGCTGGTGGTGCTATCGCTGGCGGTTTCTCGACTGCCGTCTCTGACGGCATCGTCGTCTTGGGCGACCTCGCCGCCACAGCCACGGCCACCTTCAACGGCGTCTATGAAGCAGTCGCTGCCGGCGACTTGTCCGGTGCGATGGACATTCTCTGGGCTGGGCTTGTCGCTGGCTGGCTGCGTGGCGCCGAAGCGTTGATGTCCTACGTTGATCCGTGGGTGGCAGCGTTTCAGGACGTCTTCACGGATATCGGCTCGGGCATCTACATCGCGTGGGACAAGATTTACACAGACTCGGCGGCGCTGCTTAACACGATGGGAGCCTTCATCATGGGCTTCTTCGACAACATCGCAAACGGCGTGATGGCGACGTTTGACAACCTCGTGGCTGGCATCCAAATCGCATGGACTCGGGTGCAGGGATTCATCACGGGTGCGAAGGACACGGAAGAGCGTGTCGCTGCAATCAGGGACGAGAACGCTGCCCGTGCAGAGCAGCGACGGCAGGAGCGTCCAGGCATTGAGAGCCGCACAGACAAGGCGGCAGAAGAGAACGCACAGGCAGAGCAGGAACGCAAGGACAGAGAGCAAGCCATCAAGGACGACGCCCAGGCGACGAAGGACGGCAGGCAGGTTGCAAACCAGCAACGGGCAGAGGACCGCCGGGCTGCGACGCAGGCGGCAGAGGGCAAGTTGTCCGACGCCACGACCGGCGCAAGTGAACGCAGGAAAGACGCTGCTAGCGCTGCTGAACTCCTGAGCGCCCTCGGCTCTGCATCGTCGCTGGATGAAATCTCGAACATCGGCGCGAGCATGGACGCACTGATTGAGCGTGGCAACGTGGGCAGTGAGATGGAGTCGAAACTGCTCGACGCATACTACGCTGCCTTCTCTCGCGTCAACGTCGCAAGTGCGGCATCGTCATCTTCCGAGAAGGCTGCGACGGCTGGTGCTGGTGCCGCTGGTGCTGACTCCGCGATGAGCAAGAGCGAAGTCGCTGGCACGTTCTCTAGCGTGAATCTCGGCGGCATGGGCTTTGGCTCGTCGCTTGCTGAACGCACGGCGAAGGCTGCGGAAGACACTGCCAAGGGTGTCGGTCAGCTTGTGCAGCAGGGACAAGCAGGAGTAGCAGCGTAATGTCAGGACTCGTTTGGGTTGAAGACGGCGACTCGCGCCAAGCAACGATTGTGCGTCGTGGCCGAAAGGCTGCCAGCACGATGACGAAGAGCTACAAGCTCTTTGGCACTGCCAACGACCTTGAGGTCCACGCTGCCGTCAACCAGCAGATCAGCACCGTTGGCTATGGCTGGCAGTATCCCGGCGTCGCTGATGCCCAGCTGTGGGCCGAGAGCTACTCGATCTCCTTCTTGGGCGATAACGCCTGGCAAGTCACGATCAACTACGAGAAGGCGGGGGCAGAGCCTGCAACGCCTGACCCGATGAAGCGTGCCCGGTCGTTCGATACGACGGGTGGGACGCAGCACATGACTCAGGCATACGCTGAGTCTGCATTTGGCATACTCGGCCAGACTCCACCATCGCAATACAACGCAATCGGCGTTGATTCAAACGGCGTCAACGGCGTTGACGTCGTGGTGCCTCAGCTTCAGTGGCAAGAGCAGTATGACGTGCCGAATGCGTACATCACGGCTGCGTACGTGCGAGGGATTGCAGGTGCCTCAGGGACAACGAACAACGCAGCCTTCCGTGGATTTGAGGCGGGCGAAGTGCTGTTCCTTGGGTGCAGCGGATCGCAGGAGTGGGACGACCAAAAGGGCAAGGGTCCGTGGTCGCTCTCGTACCGCTTCGTGGCGTCAAAGAACGTCACCGGACAGCAACTAGGCCCCATATTCGTTGACAAGAAGGGGCACGAATACCTCTGGGTTCGGTACGAGGATGACGTGTCTGGCTATAACCTGCTGAAAAAGCCCAAGGCTGTCTACGTCAACAAGGTCTACAAAGACTCAGACTTCTCTCTGCTTGGCATAGGCACGGGGTACGTCTAATGCCACGTCCAGACGGACGCATCGAGCCCGGCCAGCCGCTACGCGGTGCGATCAGTGCCCGGGCGTGGAATCGGGCGCAGGACGCCGCTGACTTGGTGCTCGGTGCCAATCCCGGCACAGAAGGCGTCCCTGGCTCGCCTGTGCTGAAGCCGTACACATGGGCGTACTGCCGTCCGTCTGTGACCGTCGCACGCTGGGGCGTGCTGGCGATTACTGGCGTGGCAATCACGCCTACGTCGTCGGCAGGCGGTGCCACAGCGTCATTCGAGGAAATGCCCGTACTGACGGGTGACGCGCCGTCTGCGAGCACGACGGCCTGGTGCGTGGCTGTCGAGCCGATTGCGGCGAACGCTGTTGGCAGAGTGGCGGTGGGTGGCGTCGTGCAGTGCAAGGTGGAAGTGACGAGTGCTGACGACAAGTTCGTTGCGTGCAAGGCGTCGGCGGCAGAACTGAAAACCGGCACGACGGGCGAGGGGCTGATTCTCTGGAAGGACAGCGGCACGGGAAGCGGCAAGTGGGCACTCGTGCGGCTAGCAGGCGGCGGCTCTCAGGGCATCAAGCGTGGCACGTTCTCAGGGACGTGGACGAAAGGCAGCACGACAACCGTCACGGATGCAGTGGTGTCTGGCACGACATACACAGCGAAGAACTACATCGCCACGCTCTCTGGGACTGCTTGCCTCATCGCTTATGTTGCTGATGAGTGGGTGCTAGTCGGCTGGGATTGGCACAGCATGACAGGCTACTCGGCGTCCAAGCAGCAAGTGCTCACGCACGCCGCCAATGGCGGATTGACGTGGATTGATACCACGGCCTGCACATGACACTCGCCACCCAAAACGGATCGCTGATCGTCAAGGACGGCAAGCTCGCAGAGAACTGCGAGTGCTGCGGTGGGTGGTATTGCTGCTTCAGCCCCGCGTGCGTTGCTGATTCCATCACTGGCGTTGTGGTAACAATCACTGCCAGCGACTACCTGCGATGGACTCGCGGGCAGTTTGAATCGCCGACGTTTGGGACTCTTTATGACTTCGTGTCTGTCGGGTTCCTTGGTTCAGCCTATGCAGGAACCCACTCGCTTACCAAACAGCCAGGCGGATCGACATGGACAAAAACCTTTTCGCCCACTCCGCACTCAACGTGCGTCGGTGACATTACTTTTAGGGCTGATAACACTCAATGGTCGATTGAGTTTCGCTACAGCCTGCTGTCGTACGGCTCGTTTACGACTGAGGAATACAAAGAGCTTTCGCAGATGGAATGCCGAGGGCTTCCAGACAGGGCAGCAGGCTATCCAAATAGCTCTGGACCGCAAGGCTCGCAATCCCTCAGTGGCACCATCGGCCAGTGCTCGTCACTGCTGAGCGTTAGCAATACGCGGACGTTCCAAGCCGTTTTCCCGCCGATGCCAGTCTCGACAAGTTCTGGATCAAGGGTGATTGTGCGAGAGGAAGGCAGCTTTATGGCAACTCTCGGCCTGAGTGTGACGCAATCATGACTTGCTACCAATCCACAAACCTGCCTATCGGCGTCACGACCACAGGCCGAGCGTCCCACAAGACCGAAGCCGAGTGCAACGAAGCCTGCCGCGAAGGCGCGTGCTGCGAGGGCACGACATGCACGGTCAAGCCAGCGTGTCAGTGCCAAGGGACGGGGAAGGTGTTCAAGGGCGTGGGGACGGTGTGTACGCCGAATCCTTGCTTGTGTTATTGCAGCGACGGGACAACTCTCTCGGCAACTGCTGTGTCTGCAACCATTAGCGGAACAACCCAAAACCTTGGCACCGGCGTGTATTACCGAGGCTGGCCAGACCAGACCAACAAGACACAAACATACACGCTCTACAAAGAATCCTGCTCTAGGTGGACCGCAACAATACCAACGCCCGCCGCGATGCTGCCAGGATCGACTTTCTCTGCAACGTCGCAGCTTGTGTTCACAACTGGGCCACAGTCTGCTCCGCGATTTGAAATCATCGTTCTGCACAACGTGTCAGGCGCAAACCTTGCGACCTATAGCATTTGGCAGCGTTTCGTAAGCGATGCTGATATTCGTTTCTGTCGCGGTGAATCAATTGCAAGCGACTTGTCTGCCGACCTTGCTGACGAAGACGTGGTTTCAATTCAAGCAATCGCCGCAAACCCACTCCCATGATTACCTGCCACCGCTCCAACCTTGAGGCCCGTTGCGTCGAGCGCGGCTACACGCTTGACGAGGTGCTGCCGTGTGTCGTCGCGCAGGACGGCGACGAGTGGACGATTGACACAGACAGCGAGTTCTATCCGCGAGTGTCGCGGCTGCCCGAACCGCCAGCCCCACCCACCCACGGCCCCGGCACCGAGCTAAAAAAACTCCTCGCCCGTGTCGGCATCACCGCCACGCCCGACTGTGCCTGCAACGCTCGCGCCGCCGAGATGGACCGCCGAGAGCAGGAGACGCCCGGCTGGTGCGAAGCCAACATAGACACCATCGTGGGCTGGCTGCGCGAGCAGGCCGAGGCTCGCGGCCTGCCGTTCCTCGACCTTGCGGGGCGGATGCTCGTGCGGCGGGCTATCAGCAACGCACGCCGGAACGCTTGACAGTGCTGCCACCCTAGTGGCATGGGACGCACCAAGCCACAGCCGAAGCCCGAGGCGGTGATCCTGCCGCCCGAGTTGGACGACGACGAGGAGCACGCTGGTGGCGGCATCCCAGACGATGACGGGTGGATTCATCTCAAAGGGAAGGAGCCCGAGCGTGAAGACGAAAAACCAAAGCGGCAGCCTGCTCGACGACGTGCGAAAGGCAGTGGCTGATTATCGCCACGGGCCGGTCAACTGGTGGGAGCGCGTTGCCACTGAGCATCACGACGAACTGAACGCCATCAAAGCGGCGTGGCAGGCCGGCGAACTAGGCACGCGAAAGAAGACGCTGGCTAGGTCTCTATCCGAGAACATGCGTGCTCGTGGCATCTCTGACGTTGGCCCACAGGGGGTGATTACATGGCTCGAAAAAGCCTGACGGACGATGTCGCAGCAGACGTGAGTCATTCGCAGCAACTTGCCGCTGACGCTGAACTCGCACGGCTGCGGTCAGAACTGGCGACGTACCGAAATAGGTATAAGGCGGCGCTGGCTCAGATTGACCGTGAGAGAGAGCGTGGAGACGCCCTGGTGCAGTTGCACGGCATTGAGGCTGCGAAGCCGTCATTGCCCAAGTCTGTCAAAGGACCGAAGCACGCCGCAACGATGGTCGTGCTGCTGTCGGACATCCATTGCGAAGAGCGTGTCGATCCAGAGACGGTCAACGGGCTCAACGACTACTCGCTTGACGTATGTCAACTCCGCTTGAACGAACTCCACGAGCGATTCTTCCGGCTGCTTGAGCACGAACGCCAGTTGGCGAAGATTGACCGTGTCGTGATCTGGCTTGGAGGGGACTTTCTGAGTGGTCACATCCATGACGACACCGCTGAACTTGCACAGCTTGCACCGCTGGCGGCAACCCGGTGGATCGGTGAAAGGCTGCGGGCGTTCATTGACGCCGTGGCTGATAGTGCAAAGTCTGTTGTCGTCGCCACCAACAGCGGCAACCACGGGCGAAGCACCGAAAAGCTACGCATCGGCACTGAGATGGAACACTCGTTCGAGCAGCACCTATACCTCACGCTTGCCAGCAGCGAGAAGCGAAAGAACGTGCAGTGGCAAGTCGGCACCGGCTACCTCAATTACGTTGACCTTGATGGCTTCCTCGTCCGATTCCACCACGGCCACGCCATCAAGTACGGCGGCGGCATCGGCGGCATCACGATCCCGACCAACAAAGCTATCGCAGCGTGGGACGCTGTGAAGCGTGCAGACCTCACCTGCTTCGGGCACTGGCACCAGTTCCAGTGGTTGCGTGCCGGTCGCTACGTTGCCAACGGCAGCGTGATCGGTCACTCGGCATACGCCACACGGATCAAGGCAGCGTACGAGCCACCGTGCCAGGCGTGCATCGTCATTGACCACGGGCGGCACGAGGTGACGAAAGCCATGCCGATTTATTGCGACCGTGACCTGCGTACGCAAAAGGCTTGACGCATGGAATACGAATTGACTCACGAGTATCTCGCCGACGCACGCCAGCGAGCGTACCGCTACCAAGGGCAGTGGACCGGCACGGCAGGCTCGCTCGCGGCAGACGTGGCACGACTTCTCATTGAAAGGAAAAAGATGCAAGGATTTATTACGGATTTGCAGGACACCAACGCACAGATGCGAGCAGCCGTAGAGACTCGCCTGTCTGGCGGCTGCTGCGACGGTGGCAAGTGCCACGCACCGGCAGACGAGGCACCAGATCGGTGGAAGGAAATCACGCAGGCGAGTGCCGAGAAGTACGCCGCAGAGCGCGAGGAAACGGTGCCGGCTGATTGGATTCTGCAAGGGCAGAAGGAGATGGAAGCCTCGACGGACGACATCCGGTGGACGGGTGACAGCATCCTCGCTTCGCCGCCTGACGGACTGCGAGAGGAACCGACAGCGAGCACGCCAGCCGAGCGGCTGCTGCTGGAAGCACTCGCTGTGATTCGTGACCGTCGTCCCAAGTACGGCGGGCCACGGCATCACTTCCGAAGGACTGTCGGCATGATCAACGCCGCTTTCTCCGAGGTGCTAAAGCGACCGCTGACCGAAAGCGATTGGGCGATCTTCATGACATTCGACAAGGTGGCACGGTTTCTCGGTCCAAACAAGACCGCAGATGGGCCGATTGACCTGGCTGGATACGCTGCCTGCCTCGCAGAGTGCGAGTCGGCAGAGCCGGTCTAGAAAGCCGCCCAGCCGCCCTAGTCTGGCGGCATGGTTGCTGACGCTCCACTCGCTGCCGCTGCGCCGTTCAATGACATCGCGTCAAAGGTGTCTGCGTTCCTTGTGACGGCTCGCGTGTCTGCCAGGGACGGTCTGACGTGGGGCGAGTTCGGGATGCTCGTCGCTGCACTCGTGCGGCTGACTGTCGAGACGCTCGACTCAACCAAGACGCTGACGGGCGAAGAGAAGCGAGCCATCGTGCTTGAGGCTGTCGGCGTGCTGTTCGACTCGGTCGCCGTGCTGTGCGTGCCGTATGCGACGTACCCGTTTTGGTACATCGTTCGCCCAGCCGCTCGCTCGCTGGTCGTCGCTATCGCCGCTGGAACCATTGAGACTCTCCTACCGCTACTGAGGAAAAAGTGATCACAGCGTTACTCGTCGCGTTCGCGGTCTACGTGCTCGCGGGCAAGCAGATAACCGAGAAGGTGCAGGCGTGGTACGCCACGGCACACATGCCAACCATCGACGGCAAGCACGTCGCCGCCGTGGCCTTGCTCGTGGCTGCTGCGATTGCGTTTGCACCGCATCGACAAGCACCCTCCCCCACACCTGCACCAGTGCCACCGGATGCGTTCTCGCTTCGCGGAAAGTTCGTCGGTCCAACTGCCGCAGAAGATTCTTCGATCATGGCAGAACTCTGCGGCTCTCTCGCAGATTGCATCGAGTACGACGGAAAGAACGACCAGAGACTCAAGACAGGCGTCGCGTTCGATGACTTGCGGATTGCCGCCCGCGAGATGCGTTGCAAGGGCGAGAGCATCGGTGCTCGCCAGCCGCAAGTGCGTGATGCCGTCCATCGGTTCTTGGATGACGCCGTTGGCTCGTCTGGCGGTCCTGTGACGCCCGAGAGTCGAGCAGCGTGGGTGGCTGCACTCCGTGACCTGTCGAGGGCTGCAGCCGATGTCACGCGCTGATCGCTGGTCACTGTCTGCCGTATCGTTCGTCGTCGTCATGGCGATTCTCGGCGTGCTGGTCGAGCGTGCCACTCGCCGCACGGCTGACGCCATTGACGCACGGTTTGGCTACACGCCTGATCCTGTCGGTACGCGACAGTTTCTTGACACGCTCGGCGACGAGAAGTTCTTCAGCCAGGCGGGTGCCGAGGCGATGAAGGAAGCCAAAGGCATTGACGTCTTTCTGTATCGCCAACTAGATGCCGCACATCGAGCACGCTACGGCAAGCCGTTTGTCGTCGGCAGGCAACTCATCGGTGATTGCACCAGCTGGGGCGGGATGCACGCCGTGGCTGTTGCGGATGCCGTCTCATGGTCGCTTGGCAAACTCCCAGAGCCACCGCTGCTGCCGGCTACCGAGCCACTGTACGGTGGCGCTCGCGTCGAAGCCCGAGGAAAGCCGGGTGATGGCGCCCAGCCGTACGGCGGATTCTCCGATGGTGCCACTGGCTTCGGCGTCGCCAAGTTCCTCCGCGAGTACGGCGTGGTCTATCGGCAGAAGTATCCGACCGTTGATTTGACAGAGTATTCCGGCGAGCGTGCGAAGCAGTACGGTGCCTACGGCTGCGGCGGCCAGGGCGACGCGGGCCGCTTGGATGCCGAGGCGAAAAAGCACCCGCTGCGGCATGTGGTCGCCGTCCGCACTTGGGCAGAACTGGCTGCGGCTATCGAGTCTGGCTATCCCGTAACTCTCGCGTCTAGCCAAGGCTTTCAGTCTGTCCGCAACAAGGACGGAATCGCCGAAGCATCCGGCACATGGATGCACCAACAAGTAGCAATAGCGATCCGCCACAAGAAGAATGGCTCGCCTGACGACTTGGTGCTGATCTTGAACTCGTGGGGGCCAAACTGGATCGCAGGCCCGAAGGTTCCGGCAGACATGCCAGACGGCTCGTACTGGGCTCGTCGTTCTGTCGTTGAGACTCGGATGCTCGAAGACGCATGGGCCATCGGCGACACGGACGGCTTCAAGTACCGGGACATTCACCACGGCAACTGGCTCGCCCCTGCGCCGCCTGAGAAGCAGGCTCGCAAGCCGTCGCCCGCTCGCCTGATCGCTGACACATTCCATCTCGCACAGTAGGAGACGCCTATGTCGCTCGTCATGTGGCTCGTATTCGGCGCGATCGCCGGCGGCATCGCCAAGTGGCTGATGCCGGGACGCTGTCCCGAGGGCTGGGTGCCCACCATCGGACTCGGCATCATCGGTTCGCTCGCGGGCGGCCTGCCGTTTGGCGACGCTCCTGCTGGTCTTATCGGAAGCGTGATCGGTGCCTGCGTCGTGATGTTCCTGTACTCGTTGTGGAGCGTGGACCGATGACCAAACGAGAGATTCAATCCGCCGTCGTCGTGGGCCTGGTCGCAGTGATGCTGACGTGGTGGGCAGCGACATCGGACTACAGCCCAGTGAAGCCCGAGCCGAGCCGCCCGGTGTTGCGACTGATTCAGCGGCTCGCCCGCCTTGGACTGTGGACGATGATGTTTGTCGAGCCGCCACCGGCAGAGCCGCAGCACTACGTCGTACACGCACGGGTAGACGAGCACGGGCACAGAGTGATCAATCACGGGCAAGGATGGTGAGACGCATGTGGCAATACATCCTCTCGGTGCTCGCCGCTCTGTCGGCTGATCCCGCACAGATCGACCAAGAGGCTCCTAGAGCCTCGGCGGCGGTCTCAGTGGCCTATGCCGCCACGGCACCGGACAAGGCTCCAGAACCGAAGCCAGAGCCTAAACCGGGCTGCTGCACGGACTGCGGCGGGCGTGGCTACATCGTCCATGGAGACGGGCACCGGACGCCGTGCCCGTGCCCGGCGTCGTGCAAGTGCAAAGCCTCCCCCGGCGCGTCGCTCACGCCTGCTGCACCTACTACGCCTGCGGGCAAGAGGTGACGGTGAGTGACGCGCCGGCTGGGATGCTGGCGCACCTGCGTGGCCGGCTCAGAGAAGAGGTCGGCCCGCGAGCCGTCAAGGCTGGGCGTGCGTTCGATGAGTTCGTGGACGCCGTCTGTCGCTGCTGGAACTGCGAGCACTGGACGAAGCTCGCTAGGGCGCAGCCAGAAAGCGAGATGGCAGCAGTGCGTGACGCCAAGGTCTTGATCGCCAAGGTGCGAGAAGACGTCGAAGCCATGTGGGGCGATTCGCCGGAACTCCAGAAACTCTACAGCGATGTCGGCACTGACGCCGTCGAGTCGTTCGCCCGGCTGTGGTTCGAGAGCATGGCGAACCGTACGTGGATGCGGCAGGCTTGCCGGGAAGCACGGAAAACTTGACACGTTGACGACACTCGCACGCATGGGCGAGGTCCAGCGGTCACTACTGAGCGACGACGAATTGCCACCACCGAAGGGCAAGAAACGCCGCATGCCCGAAAGGCTCTCGCCGCAGCTGCGGAAGTGGCTGACGCAACTCGCTCGCGTCGGTGCCCGAATCACTTGGACGATCGAACTGCTCTACGACCCACGCAAGGGCGGGCAGGGCGAGTTGTGCGACAGAGCCAAGGCAGGCGATCACACGCTAGTGCTCGACACTGTCCGCGAGGTGGAGTACCGAGCGGCAGCACTGGCCGAGGACATTGAAGCGTTCATGACGCCACCGGATAGGCTGCCGTCTGAGCCCGGCAAGCCAGCCAGGGTGGAAGCGATGGCGAGAAGGCAGGCGGCGAAGCTGCACATCTTCGACTGATCGTATCGGCAAACGTCGCTTTTTCGTCGCGTTTGCAACACGTTTGGGGGATGTGTCGCTGCACATAACATGACGATTTGTGCGATTAGGTGTGCAGTCGAGTCCGCAGAGAGCGAAGCGTTGCGGCGTAAGTTGGCACTCTGCCGCCCTCGCCGTATGACAACTGCGAAAACCACCTAATCGCCTCCCGCTCCTCGTCGGTCAGCGTGAAGTTCAGCGAGCAATGCTGCGTTACCGTGCCGCGAACGTGCGGGCATGCTGCACCGTTCCGCAGTCGCTCGATCTCGTTCGCGGCTTCGTCCATCAGGTCTTGTGCAGACTCCGCATCTGCGGCGTGGCACCACGTCCGAAGTCGTTCAACGATGTCAGTCATCAAGCAGCCCCGGCCTTTCTCTGAGCGTTTCGCGGATCTCCTCTAGGTGCCGCCGCGTTTCCGCTGACGGCTCGCCGTGCTTGAGCACGCCACGGCAATACTGGTCAACCTGCCAGATCGCAGATTTGGCGTCAGCGCCCTGCATGGCAGCGGTGAACTCGGCCTGCTCTTCGGGCAAACGGAAGCGAAGGATGACGTGTGGCATTCCAGATTCCAGAAAGTGGAACGCCACCCGGCTGGGTGGGCGACACGGTTTATCAGTCCGCTGCCGGCCAGCCGGGCGACGTCATGGGTAGTGTGCCACGGGCGTCAAGTAGCGTTGTTTTCTGGTGGCTTTTCGTCGCTCGCAGGCGGGGCGTCGGCGGGCTTCTCTGGCGGCTGCTCGCTGGCCGGCGGCTTTGGCGTCGTCAGGTCAAGCGGTGGCAGCAGGTCAATCGCCGTCTGTTTCGGCTTGGCAATGGTTACGTCGATGTAGTGGGCTTTTGTGATGGCAGGATTGGAATGATCAAGCAGCTGGGTTGCTGCCGCGTCACCGCCGGCAAGTGCCATGTAGCTGGCCGCTGACTTACGCAGCCCGTGGAAGCCACGGTTCGTGACGCTTGCCCGCTTGCAAAGCAGCCCGAAGTGGTGCCACAAGGTGCTTTTGTCAGCCGTCCACGGCCAGACGAGATCGTCAGGCTTGCCTCGGATCTGCTCCAGCCACTTGCACTGCTCCTCTGAGATCGTCCGCAGGATGTCGCGGGTCGCACCTTTCCGACCCTCGGCTGGGAAGATGACGATTCGCTGCGTCGTGTCCACGTCACGCCAGCGGAGTGCCAGATGCGAGCCGATCCGCTCGGCGGTCTCCCAGCATGACCGGATCAGCGGCGGAAAGAAAAGGTGCGGCGGCAGCGTGGTAGGCTTTATACGGGGCCGTCGCTGCAAAGCCTGCCGCAAGAGGGCTGAGACCTCATCGACCGTGTAGCCTCGCGGTATGCGTCCTGGTGCCCGTATCTGGGCCAGCGTCGGGAACTGGTCCACGTATCTTCGCTTGGCACAGTAGGACCACAGGGCAGAAATCTGGTTTCGGTCCTTTCTGGCCGTGGCGGCTGACCGCACGGCTCGCCGGCTGGCAACGTAGGTCTGAACCACCAGCGGGTCGAGGTGCTCGGTTGTCGGCTCCGTTTTCAGTTGGTCTGCCCAGCGGGCAAACGTCAGACGGTATTGCCGCCTGCACTGGTCGGAATGTGCCCGCAGCACTGCGTACTCGTTTTCGTAGATGTCCCGTAGTATTCTGGTCATTTCGATTCTCCATCGCGTGAGGTTACTGAGTTGACGTATACTAATGTACAGAACCCAAACGAGCTATCCTCCACTTGAGTTTGGGTTATTTGAGTTTTGTACACCCAAACAAAGGTAGAGCCGTGACGGTGCCTCGGGCAAATTGGGCGGTTTTTAGGCGGGAAACGCTTGACTCGGCTAACGCAGCCGTTAGTATCGGGGCATGGTTGTGGCATCACCCGACGAATCGTGGCTCACCGTCTCGGAGGCAGCAAAGCAAGCTGGCTGCACCGATGGATGGGTGCGCCTGCTGCTTGGTGACGGTCGGCTAAAAGGCTGGAAGGCTGGCGAGCGAGCCTGGCTGATCCACAAGACCGACGTCGAGACGCTCAAAAGCTCCCTGACGACCCGGTCTGTCGGCAGGCGGGACGCCAAGCCAGCGACCCCGAAAAAGCGGAAAACCCGCAAGAAATAGGGGCTTTTCAGGAATTCCGAAAAAAATTCCTCACCCCCCTTGCAAGCAACTAACGATAACGCTAGTATGGTGCCATGCGAGCGATTGAGACTCGCGGACGACGAACCGGAGACGAAACGATGAAGACCTCGACCAAGACCGCCGCCGCCAAGTTCGCCGCCGCAGCCCGCGAGGCTGGTTGGAAGATCAGCAGCCGTGAAAACGTCGTCACGATCACCAAGCACTTCACGCCCAACAGCCGCGACGAGTTCGTCAAGCTGGACGGCGAGTATTACGGCATCCTGTCGCTGGTCGCGGCCCGAGGCGGCAGCATCTGGGGCACGGACGGCTCGGGCGTCGGTGGCTACTCGGCCATGCTGCACGGCTGCTTCACGATGAACATCAGCGGAGTCAGTCAAGCGTTCATCGCCGCTCTCTGACACCACCACGCCCGCCGGCAACTGGGCCGGCGGGCAACACACGGAAAGGATTCCGCCATGCTCCGCGACACACTCAAAGCCGCTCTCGTCATCGCCTGCATGACCATCGGTGCCGAGTTGCTGGTCGAGACGCGATTCGAGATCGCCGCCATCGACATCGCACACCGCCAGGCTCTCGCGCCGCAGGTCGTTGCCCAGCAGATGCCGCCGCAGATGGAGCCGCCCGGTCGGCTTCGCCAGTTCGGACGTTCGGCAATCAACCTTGCTGACGCAGCCCTAAGCATTCTCCGTTGACAGAACTAACGCAGGCGTTATCTTGCTCGTCGCAACTAACGCAGTCGTTAGCAAATACTATACAGATTTCCAACAAACACAAACCGCTCCACAGCTTGTTTTGCAGCACTTTCGGACGCTTGACCGACGACTGTTCAGCCGTACACTTCCACCCCACAACCAAAGGAGATGACCCACATGGACGCTCACTCAAACGAATACGCCGCCGCCGTCGCCGGCATGACCGAGACCTACGGCACGCAGCAGACGCCCGCCGTAGGCGACTTCGTCTCTGGCTTGTCGGCTGGGCGAAGGTGGTCTGGACACGTCGAGTGGATCGACGGCGACCGCCTGACCATCGACGTCGGCGGCGCATGGCTCGCCGTGCCGGCCAAGGACATCACGCACTGAACGCACAAGGAACGCTCGCCAGCAGGACGCAGGCGGGCGGAAAGGAGCCGGTGGAACCGGAGCAGCAAGGACGCAAATACGTGCCGCCTAGCAGGATGCGAAAGCGGCTTTTTCAGGACGGACAGACACGAAAGGACACGGACATGACGGTACAGATCAGAAAGGCGAAGCGGTCGGCAACCAAGCTGCGGCTGCTTCTCACAGGCCCGAGCGGCTCGGGAAAGACTTGGGGCGCTCTGCAAATCGCCAAGGGGCTTGGCGGCAGGACGATGGTGATCGACACGGAGGAAGGCAGCAGCGATCTCTACGAGCACCTGCACGACTTCGACGTGATCGACCTTCGCCCGCCGTTCACGCCAGAGCGGTACATCGAGGCGATCACCGCAGCCGAAGAAGCTGGCTACGAAGTCATCATCGTGGACAGCGTCACGCACTGCTGGAGCGGCTCGGGCGGATGCCTGGAGCTTCTCGAAGACGTTGCGAAGGCTCAGTTTCGTGGCAATACGTGGTCGGCGTTCAGCGTCATCACGCCACGCTGGCGGGCGTTCGTGGACAAGTTGTTGCGGTCGCCTGCCCACGTCATCTGCTCTGGTCGCAGCAAGACCGAGACTGCCCAAGTGGACGACCACGGCAAGAAGAAGGTGGCGAAACTCGGGATGAAGCTGGAAGCCCGCGACGGGCTGGAGTTTGAGTTCACCACCGTCCTGGACCTGATCCATGACGGGCACTACGCGACGGTCAGCAAGGACCGCACGGGCCTGTTCGCTGGCGATCCCAAGCCCATCAACGTCCAGACCGGCGAGCGGATCGCCGAGTGGCTCTCTGGCGGCAAGCCGCTCGAGGATCAGACGGTCATCGACGGTGCGAGGAAGGCGATCAGCGACGCCACCAGCGTTGACGTGCTCGACAGACTGAACCAGCGGATTGCCCAGCGGTTGACCGAGGGGCGGATCTCGCAGGCGACAGCGACGGAACTGGCGGCAGCGATCACGGACAAGCGGAACGGACTCACTCTCTAAGCGAAAGGACGCAGGCTCATGGATTGGGACATGAACATCGACGAGGACTTCCCGGCTGACGTTCACAAGACGCTGCCCGAGGAGCGAACCATCGTGCCGGTCGGCACGCACACGGCGGTAATCAAGAAGGCCGAGGAAGGCCCGAATCAGTGGAAGGTGGACGAGACCAGCAACCCTGACGGCATCTGCCTGAAGCTGCGGCTGGCTGTCGGCAACCACAAGTTCGTCTTCCACGACTTGCCGAAGCATCTGCCGTGGATGGCGAAGCAGTTGGCCGACGCTCTCGGCATCGTGCCGGATGGCAACACGCTGCGTGTCGTGCCCAGCGACATCGAAGGACGGGAAGTGACGGTCGAGGTCGTTCACTACACGTCCAAGTCTGGCAACGTGTCGGCGGTGGTGAAGAAGTACGTGCCGCTGGTCGCCAAGCCGGCAGCACCCAAGCGTCAGACGCTCCCGCAGAAGGCTGCGGCGACGTTCAAGGCTGCGGCTGGTGCCGATGACATCCCGTTCTGAGGAAAGGCACAGTCATGGACGACTACGAACCTGACGAGGACCGGCTGACGGCGAACCGCAGGCACAGGCAACTGATTGACCGGCTTGACCGTGACATCGAGGAAGTCAACAGCCCGCAGTACCAGGCGGAAGAGGCAGAACGACGAGCGGCATCGGAACGGTGGCAAAACCTGCCGCCGTTGCGGGCACCGCTCGGGACTCGCACGCACAGGATGACAGACGAGCAGATTTTCCACGCAGATCGAGAAGGGACTTAGCGACCGGCACGCCATTGCCGTAGGTGCTGCGATCCAAGGCACCATTGGCCGCCCAGCGGATCGGTGGCGAGTAACTGCCGCAGCTGCGGCCCGACTCCAACGGGTAACGCAGCCGGGATGCCCCACGAGACGGGGCCAATACACAACAGGAAAGGGTTCCCAGTGCAGATTTATCTTGACGACACGATTGACTCATACCGCAAGTTCCTCCGCATCAAGTCGCTTCCGCGATACGAGATTCACGGCAGGATGGCGTGGTTCCCTGACGAGTACGCAGGCGACATCGGCGTTAAGGCGAAGAAGGCAAAGACGTCAGCCTACGAGCCTCGGCCTGGCCTGTTTGACTACCAACGCGACATCGTCCGCACGGCAGTAGAGAAGAAGCGATACGCCATCTTCGCTGACTGCGGGCTTGGCAAGACGCTGATGCTGTTGGAGTTCGCTCGGCACGTCCGCGAGGCGTGCCCGAAAAAGCCGGTGCTGATTGTGTCGCCGCTCATGGTGGTGGCACAGACGATTGCCGAGGCTCAGAAGTTTTACGGCGACACGCTGCCCATCGAGCAGGTAGCCGCCAAGGATCTCGCCAAGTGGATGAAGAAGCCCGGCGGGCGTCTCGGCATCACGAACTACGACGCACTGCGTGACGACACGCCAGACGGCAACCTCGGCGGGCTCATCCTCGACGAGTCGTCGATGCTCAAGAGTCACTACGGCAAATGGGGCCAGGTGTGCCTACGCATCGGGGCAGGCGTGGAATGGAAGCTGGCACTGACTGGCACGCCGGCACCCAATGACCGCATTGAGTACGCGAATCACGCCGTGTTTCTGGACGCCTTCCCAAACGTCAATTCGTTCCTCGCGAAGTTCTTCATCAATCGCGGGCAGACGATGGAACGATGGGAACTCAAGCCGCACGCACTGAGGCCGTTCTACAAGGCACTGTCTCACTGGTGCATCTTTCTAACTGACCCGAGCACCTACGGCTGGGCCGACAACGTCCACAACATCCCGCCCATTCACGTCCACATTGACGACGTGCGGCTTTCTGCCGAGCAGGACAAAGCAGTTCAAGCCATCACCGGGCAGCTGTTTGTCACGCAACTCGGCGGCATTACCACCAGGGCGAAGCTCTCGCGTATGGCGAAGTGCGAAAGCAGCATCAAGCCACAGTACATCGTTGACATGGTGCGAGAGTGGCCGACTGAAAGCACCATCATCTGGTGCCGCTACAACGACGAGCAGGACATGCTCGCCGCGATGATGCCGGATGCTGCGAGCATCGACGGCAAGACGCCACAGGACGAACGCCAGCGGCTCGTTGACGAGTTCAAGGCTGGACGAATCAAGGTGCTCATCACCAAGCCGAAGATTCTCGGCTTCGGACTCAATCTGCAAATCTGCACGCGGCAAGTGTTCAGCGGATTGCAGGACTCCTACGAGGAGTATTACCAGGCTGTTAAGCGTTCCAACCGAGTTGGATCAACTCGCCCGCTGAACGTGCATATCCCAGTGACCGACATCGAACGCCCGATGGTTGAGAACGTGCTGCGTAAGGCACGTCGCGTCGAGGCCGACACCCGAGAGCAGGAGGAAATGTTTCATGAATCTTCTACCAACTGACCAGAAGTACGCCGTTCATCATGGCGACTGCATCCCGCACATGCTGGAAGAAATGCCGCCGCATTCGGTGGATTTCTCTGTCTTCTCGCCGCCGTTCCCGAGCCTGTTCTCGTACACCTCGAAGGCCGAGGACATCGGCAACAGCGAGAACATGAAAGGCGAAGCCAAGATACACCTGTCTTACTTCTTTCGCGGGCTGGCCCGCGTGCTGAAGCCTGGCCGGGCTGTCGTCGTCCACGTCATGCAGATCCCGAGGCTCAAGCGTTCCGGCGAAGTCGGCCTGCACGACTACCGTGGACTCAACATCCGCCTCGGCGAGCGTGCCGGGCTCGTCTACGAATATGACTGGGTGGTGCGGAAGAATCCGCAGGCACAGGCAATACGCACCCGCAGCCGTGAGTTGCAGTTCGCTGGCTTGGAGAGCGACAGGGCGAAGCAGCGTGGATGCCTGCCCGACTACCTCATCAAGTTCCGTGCGCCGGGCGAGAACGAAGTAGCCATCGACTCCGATGGCGACGTTTCACGCAACGAGTGGATTGACTGGGCTGAATGCTGCTGGAGCGACATCCGCGAGACAAACACGCTGAACGTCAAAGAGGCACGCAGCGAAGAGGACACGAAGCACATCTGCCCGCTTCAGCTGGATGTCATTGACAGGCTCGTCAGGCTGTACAGCAATCCCGGTGAGGTGGTGTTCTCGCCGTTCACCGGCATAGGCAGCGAGGGATACGTGTCGCTGCAGCAAGGCCGCCGCTTCTACGGCTGCGAACTGAAGCCCGAGTACCACGCTCAGGCATTGAAGAATCTGGCGAAGGCAGAGCGGACGCACCAGGCGAACAGCAGGACGCTGTTTGATGCACCGGAGGCTGTTGCATGACCCGCCCCCACTACATCACGCCAGACATCGAAGACACGCTGCCGCTGTTTCGCCGCACCGATCCGGTGACGAGCAAGGCCGCAGCCGCAAGCGTCAAGACGTTCCAGGGCGAGCACCACGCGGCGATCCTTGAGTCGCTGTCGCACGGCCCAGCCGGGGCGTCAGGCATCGCTGCTCGATGTGGGCTGCTGGGGCACCAAGTCAACAAGCGACTCGGTGAGCTTGCACGGGCTGGGAGGATCGTTGAGACGGGACGGCTTGTGGCGAGTGCGAGTGGACGGGGCGAGAGGGAATGGAGGGTGGCATGAGGCCGCACGAACAGAACTACGAGAGATACATCGGAAGCCACGCCTGGTTGTGCAAGCGGCAGGAGCGGCTTGAGATTGACGGCCACCAGTGCCAGACGTGCCTTCACGACGGATCACTGTGGAGGCTTGAAGTGCATCACAAAACATACGAACGCTTTATGAAAGAGGACGTGCAACGCGACTTGATAACGCTTTGCTGTCAGTGCCACGAAGCGGTCACGAGCGTAATCCGGTTCCGTCGTTACGACGGTCAGCCGGTAACTGTTGGTTGTGTTTCTAAAGGGTTTACATCACGAAAGGATGTGTTCTATGGCTTGGAAGACGTTGACGTATCGGATCACAGGCGACGCGCCTCTGATCATGCACAATGGAGCTCTCGCAAACCCGCTGTCCGCTGCCTCTAAGCAGCTGAAGCAGGTGACGTCCAAGAAGAAGAAGACCGACGCCGATTTTGAGCGCATGGCCGAGAT